ATCAACTAAATTTACAATTCCACTTGTTGTTAAATCTGCTATTGGTAGATATGTTTGGCTTATTTTTGTGCCATCGCCTATTTTTGTTATGATTGAAATATCAGTTTCATCTCCTGTATTAATGCCGCTTGTGTTACTTAATTTTACTAAATCCGCATCTGTAACATATCTTTTATCAGCTGAATCCGCAATATCTATTGTCGTTGCATCCTCTCCACTTGTTACTAATCCTTTTTCGTCGTAGGTTATCTTAGTCTTTGTTCCTGCTATTATTAGAGGGTTTAATATATCATCCAAATCAGAAATCAATGCTATTGTTCCTGATTTATTTGGAAAGAAATAATCTTGCCACGAAGTTAATAATGCAGAACTTAGACAGATATAAATTTCTCTTCTATTAGTATCACAGCAATAGATATTTAACTGGTCGCCACTTTGGGCTAACATTGAATGCCGTTCTGTTTCGCTTGAGAGAACTGGTTTTAAAACAGCTAAACCGTGTTGAGTTAGATATATTGCCCCATAACCATCCTCTGATTGGTCAATATTTCCGAAGTCGAATATATTAAGATTTTGCACATTAACACCACCTTCAAAGGATTTCATACCAATAATAACCTCATCTCCGTCTAAGTGAACTACGTTTGAATCATTTGCTTTTAAATCTATAGCATCTTTAACCGCTTTTTCGTTTGGATATAGCGTTTCAGAATATCCTGTTATTTCAGATATTTTGTTTGATATTAACTCTACATTATCTTTGTTTTTGATATAGTCAACAGCATCGAAATCATCCTGCGCCCAATCCGATTGTACTTGCGTACTATTGGTTAATCCATCAAGTTTTGCTTTGTCTGCATCACTAAAATTATTTTCAGTCAATCTTTGTCCTGTAACTTTATCAACTTTTATTGCATAAAGCTCGGTATTCATTTCGTTTTGATTGTCGAAAGCCGTTCTTAAAGGGTCTCCTAACCCATCGTTTGGGTTTGAAATATTGTGAATTTTCTGTGCCATAATTATACTTTAATCCAGTTAAATGATGTCTTTGCTTTTGTTTGGTCGGGGCTTGTCCACTCGGGTAAATTAGCCGTATTCAAATATTCCACCAATTTATACTCCAAAGATATTGCTAATTTTTCATATTTGTCAGCCATTTTTTGAGTTTTGTCATCAAAAATTTGCTCTGTTTTTTCGGGCGTTACTAAATAAACCCCGTTTTGAGAAACCTTTGGAACTCCCAATTGTAGGTAGTACGAACACGTATAATAAGCTAGAATAGTCGCTACAAACTCGTTATAAATCTCTAAATATGAGCCTGTTAATGTTTCGTTTTCGTAATCATTAACGATTTTATTGTATAATTCTGTACCCAAAACACGCTTAATATCGCTATTTTGAGCCATAAATATAAACGGATTAATAGTATCGTTGTCTATATTTCCATCGAAGCCTGAAAGTCTGGCTATATCGTCGATTGATATTAGTAGTTTAATCATTTGCTATTAGTTTTTCTTGCCCAAAATTAATAAAGTCAATTTCACAAAGTGGATTAATTTTTTTAAATATTTGATTTAACGAATCCAAAATAATTTCACGCATCGGGTTTATAACTCCTAAATAAAGTGAATCAGTAGCCGTTGCTATCTCATCTGCATTGTTTGAAAAACCACTACTCCCCGGGCGTTGAAATAAAATATTCATTGCACTATGGGCTGCCATTAATTTTATTTCAGCCGTTTCGTCATACGTTACAAATTGGTCATTACGTCCTCTTGGCTCGATGGTATCAACTACAATAGCTTGGTCTGCACTCTCGTTAATCGAAATTGTAACTCCGTCCGCATTTTCAGTTCCAGTCCAATTTTTCTTTACCTCTTCTTTTACTTTTGCTTTGTCCTCTTCGGACATCATTTCGCCATTATTCAAATTAATAATGGTCTTGCCTTGAAATCCTCGTAAGACGTGGTTAACAGCATCGTCAATCAATGCACTTTCAATCTTTGCACTTTTCAATCCTGAAAACCAATCAGGAAACGGGAAATAAGGCTCGTTTGATAATTGCTTAATATGTTGGATTTGAAAGGTTGCGATTTCGTTAATATCGAATTTAGGAACGAATTTAGGTATAAATTCATAAGGTTTTGAAAAATCCCACGAATACCAATATCCGTTCACTTCCATATATTCTTTGCTTTTTCTATCAATATCAATATTCAAACCCACTCGCATAACTGGAGTGTGTTTGATTTTTACGACATCATTATTAAAACTTATAATTTGCGGAAACGCACTTCCGAAAACTTTAAAATCGGTGCAAATCATTCTTAAATCTTGCTTTGATATAAAAGCGTGAGGATCTATTGTACCGCTTTTATCTTCCAATCCATTACCAACTATGTAATTGATTATTGTTTTGCAAATAAAAGAGTTTGTAGGGCTGTCATCAACCGCATCTTGATAGCTTTTGAAGTTTTTATTTTTATCCCCGTTTAGTGTGTATTTCGTACCGATAGCTGGCTTTGTTATTCCAGTTTCGTAAGCCGAAAATTCAAAATGATTTATCATTTGTAAAATTTGTTATTAGATTTTTTGGAATAATCCTGCACGTTTTCCGTTTGTGAAACGATTAATATTTTACCGTTGCAAACATTCGGGATTGAGTAGCTTAATTTGTCGCCTTGCTTTCCATTTGGAAAAGAAGCTAAAATAATTTTATAATTTTCGTTTGGCAATTTTTCAAAAGTGAAATTTACATTTTGCTTCTTTTGGTTGTTTTCGTTTTTCAGTTCAATAACACTTCCTACCATTGTGCCTCTTGGTATAATTTCAAATTCGGGTGCTGTATTAATTTTTAGTATATTCATAACTTTAAAAAAAAACCCTCCCTAACTTTAAGGAGGGTTTGCTAACCAAAAAATATAAAAATGAAAATCTAAGTTGTTGGTAGAATAGAATCTACATAATCTTCAACTCCAGTTGTTGCAAGTTCGTACATCATCTCGGCTTCTTTTGAATTAATAGTCAAAGTGAATCCTTGTGAATCTGAACCTCCTACGATTGTCATAATGTCACAACCGTTTTTCGCTCCCAAACAGTAAACTTTACCATTGTAATCTTCAATAAAAACAGTTTTCAAAATACCGCTATTACCCTGTAATTCATTGCGTAATGCAATATCATTACCCGGCACAAAGAAAGTATTCACTCCTACATATTCGTTTGTTCTGGTCGCTTCATCGAACGTTCCAGTTTCAACTATATTGTTTCCAGTTGCTTTCACTTCCAATCTTGCTATGCTTGGTGCAGTTGTTATATGCGTTGGCAATACCAAAACACCTGTTAATGTGCTTACAACTGGTGCACTTGCTAAATAAGGCGCGATACCGATAGCCTTAACCCCTTTCATAGGGGCTTGTCGGCTAATAATTCTTGATTTTGTAAGTCCCATAATACTATCCGTTGTATAATGTTATGTATTTTTGATTTGTTACCCAAGTAGCAATCGAACCTACATTTTTAATAAATCTTTGAGATGCTCCGTTTGCCATTTGTCCGATTTGTAACTCTGCTGTATCAGAAACTAAATCCATAAGCAACTTTAAGAATTTACCTGCTGTTAAAATTCTGAATCCTACCAAAGGAACGAAAATAATTTCAACTCCATTGTAAGATATTTTTTCAGTTGCTCCAGAACCTTCAACTAAAAAGTTGATTTGTTGTGCTGCACCCACCGCATTATTTGCAATTTTGATTAATTGCTTATCTCCTCGTGGTGCAAAAATTTTAGGCATCTCATCAGGATTGGTACTATTAATAATTTTTTCAGGTGCTCCTGCGTAAAGTTTACCATATTCTGCTGCAATATTTGAACTCGTTACTGTAGTTCCGATTACTTTTGTATAATCTCCTAAACCTGCCCCAGGGATAGTTTTTGCTTGTGAATCATTGTAGATTATCTTTGCTGGTAATGAATCAAATAAGTTAGTTGGCATTGCAGCAACTAATGTTTTTGCACCTGCCGTGATTGAGCCTTGAGCGTTGTTTGCAGTAAGTGCGGCTATTGCTGTTTGAGTTGCGCCAGTTGCACCGTTCCATACTTTGCTTTCTAAATCTTCTCCAATTGCAGGAGCGATGTAGATTAACACTTTTTGGTCAAATTCGTCCGATACATTGTTGAATGCTCCTGCTTTCATTGATTTTTCAAAACGTGTACCTTTCAATACTACATCATCAATTACATCCTTGTAATTGTAAGTAAGTAAGCTAACTGGCGTTTTATTGAAGTCTAAATCAATGTCGCCACTTACTGTAACACCTGCTGTGCTGTTTGCGGACATTGCAACCGATACTTTGCTTTCGTAAACGTCTGTACCAGATTTGTGTCCATCTTGAACATCAATGATGTTATCTCTGAACGTGCCTGAGTTTGAGTAAATTTCTACTCCGATTTCTTCTAAGTCTGTTTGGTTTCTAGTTGAACCAGTAAAATTTATTGCCATTGTTTTTTATTTTTATTTTGTTTATAATTTACCTCTGTTGAATTTAGCTTTTTCAGCGTTTGACATCTCCTCATATTTTTTAGTAGGAGCTGTCGTTTGTGGTTTCAACCCTTTTTCGATTTCGCTTTTCATTTCAGTTAATTGTTTTGACATATCAACTTCTTTCAATTCGTACTCAGCGAGTTTCGCTTTCAAGTCGTTGTTTTCAGTTTCTAATTCTGAAATTTTTGTTTTCAATGCTTCCACATCGACTGGATCGGCTTTCGGCTCTTCAGTTGCTGGTGGTGCAACTTCTGCCATTGCTAATTTAGCTTTGGCATCTTCCTCTTCTTTGAGTTTCGCCTCGGCTTCCGTTTGGAACGCTAGTTTTATTCTAGCATCTACTTCTTCTACTGTCATTTCTGTTGTTGTGTTTGTTAATATTGGTTCTAAATATGCTTCAATCGAGAAGCCCTGTAATTCTTTATTTTTAATCTTTTGCCACACTTCGGGATTGTCAACCTTTTGCCCTAAAACCCAGTCGCCTTTTTCAACTGACATTCCCAATAAAGTTGCTTTGTCTTTTTCAGGGTCTTGAACTATCCAACTTTCAAAAGCGTAAATATCATTTCTAATATTTTTATCGTGGTTTATGGTTGCCCCATTGTGTGAATTGTTTTTAAAAAAGTTTTGTTGCAACTCCGATACAGTTTCTTCCGTATAAAATACCATTGCTGGCTCGCCATTGATATTTTTTCTAGGAATATTTATATTTGGCCGCATTGCCACCGAATAGATAATTTGCTTTTCGTCATCGGCAAATTCTAGTAATTTGCTTTCGTCATCAAACATAACAAGGGTTGCTCCAATAGCGGGACTTTCAACCGTGGACATCCTAAACACCCCTGTTTCTCCTTTTGTATATTTTAACTCGTATCTTTTCATTTTACACCACGACAAAAAGCCTACTCACAATTAAGTAAGTAGGCTGTATCTGT